TTCAGTTACTGCATCAGTAGCAGATATTCTTGGGTTGAACGATGCTACACCTGCACCTACTATTTCTGTTCCAGAAGCTATTCCAGAGTTTGTAGCTGTTCCAGATGTTGCACTTAATTGTAAGTTTGCTAAAGAGTTAGCGTCACTTGCAGCAGCAGTTGTAATACCAAGCACTACTTTGTGTATAAAGAATTTGCTTGCAGTTACTAAAGCGTCTGGGTGGTCTGTGTTAAGTTCACCTAGTTCTACTAAAACATCATTGTCTGCGTAAGTCGTAGCAGCAGCGTTTGTGTCTGCTAAACTTATTGCAAAAGTTTGAATTTTTCTAGTTCCTAATGAAACTAGCTGTCCAGTAGAGTTGATGTTAACTCCTGTTTCTGTAATAGCACCAGATGTGCTGTCTTTATTAATTACTTTAAATCCGGCTTCTGAACGAACCGGCCCGTTAAAAGTTGTATTAGCCATTTTAAACCTCGTAGTTAAATTATATCATCTCTTCTACATCGTCTGCTAGGGCAGTTGATATAATTATTATCCCTAGAAATAAAAAAGGGGGATAAAAATCCCCCCTAATTCGTAATTTATGCTCCCGGTGAACCGAAGATACATCTCCAGTCTGAGAATCCGAAAGAATATCTTTCAGATGCTTTGAAACGCATATTTCCTGTTTCAAAATCTGGCTCCATTGATGTTTTCAAAGGTCTTCTTTGGAACATCTTCAGTCCAGTGTTACTCATGTCAGTTAAGATAAAGAATGCATCTGTATCAGTTAAGTAGTGATTTACTACATAACTTTCTGGAAGCATGCCCATAGTTCTTAACGCATTTGTGTCGTTATCAGCAGTACCAACTCTTAGGTCACTTTTCAAAATTCTTTGAGCAGTAAACGCAAGTTCTTTAGGTATTACTAGCTTTCTAGCTTGTACCGCTACTGGAATATTTCTGTCATCTGTGAAACCACCAATTGAAATAATTGCGTTTTCTAAAGATGATTCAGAAAGGTCAGCAGCCGTAGTTGGCTCGTTAGCTTGGTCACCTGCCGCAACAGTTGGGTGGTCAGTGGTAATTAATGGTTTACCATCCCCTCCCGGAAAGCTAGTGCTAAATGCATTGTTTAATACATTTGCTGCTTTCACCTGTTTTGTGTAAGCCATTGAACGAGCTAGAGCAGCAGTATATCTTTTTGATAATGTATCATAAAGATTGTCTTCAACCGCTTCTTCAGTAATTGCAAAAGCAAGTGCAACTGTTTCATGCACATATCTTGCAGTCCATTGTTCTGAAGCAGAGTCAAATTCTACTGATGCACCCTCTGACTTAGTTGGTGCAGCACCAAAACCAGTGATAAGAGTTTCCTCTTCAAAGGCTCTGTCTGATGATTCTTCTGTAAAGATTTCAGCGTGTTCACGCTCCCATCTTTTGTACTCCATACCGAATAGGGCGTGGAGTCCCGGCTCCAACTCTTTGACAAGTTGGGTTCTTGATATAACAGCCATTTTATTGTCCTCCTATTATACGCCCACAGTTCCATCAGCATCAATGTGTTGGTTAAGTTCATGTTCATGAATTACAACCTCAAGGATACCATTGGTTCCGTATTCGTTTTTTGGACTGTCAAATTTACGAAGAATTCGTAAGTTTGCAGTTCCAGTTCCTGTTGTTCCACTAACTTCTACTCTACTTTGTCCAGTTAGAGTATCGCCAGAGCCGACAACAATGTCAGCTAGGTTGCCTATGTCTGCAAAATCAGCAGAACCTGCTGATTGCACGGCAAAAACGATGTTAGGGTCGTCATAAATGTAAGCAGTGACATCGCCACTTGCTTGAGTGGTAGTTCCAGTTGGGAAGTATTTAACAAACTTAACTTCTCCGTCTGCTGCAGTATATTGAGCTCCTGCGAATACACCTAATATTCTATTTCCTGCTGCTGCTACATCAATGTAGCCAGTACCAAGTAATTTTACACAATCACCATTAAAAATATTAGATGATGTTCCGCTAGCTATTTTATACTCATTAGCACGAATTTGTCCGCCTGTTAAATGTCTCACTGGTTTCATACCGAATGCGGCATCTACATTAGCCATATTATTCTCCTAATTGTTAAATAGTTAAAAACCCGCACTCGTATCTAAAATTATTCTGTATCTTTCTTTTTACCATAAGATACAGAACTATTACGCCTTTGTGATATTGGCATGGATGGATTTTGTTCTTTTAATAAATCATTATCAACAGCTTCAGTCTGCATTCGAGTTTTATTTTGAAAATACTCTTTTTTAGCATCTGCTATATCCTCTGAAATTTTAGCTAAAACTAAATCTCCACTTCCAATTACACCTGCGTACTTTCCAGATTCGTGTACAGGGACATCATAATCAGGGTGTTCTTCTTTTTTAACGAACTCATAGCCTTCCCGTTTCCGTTTAGCTACGTTTCGAGCGTCATCCTCCCCACCCGTACTCACTCTCAACCATCTGTATTTAACGCCTTCGACATTTGGTTTCGGAGCATCTAGATATGAAGGAGGTGTATAAGTTATTTTACGTTTCTGATGAGACCTAGATGTTGTCGCATCAGACGATGTTTTATTTTTATTGGTCATTTGTGTTCCTCACAAACTTGGCGTATTCATTTGGTGGCACACCTAATTTTTTAGCCATCGCCAACTGACTAGGGGTCAAAGAGACCTTTTTTGTAGGTGCGGATGAAACACGAGATACACTCGCTACGACTTGTTTTGGTTGTTTTGTTTCCCGTTTCATAGTGGGAAACGCATCTTCCAAACGCATGTCTAATTCGGAATAATACTCCTCAGACGAGGGATTGTATCCTTCCATTTTTAATTGGGCATCAATAGCATACGCTGCTCCCGTTTTAGGTGCATCTTGACCAAACCACGAATTACTTTGTGCCCATTGTAAGGCTCTTGGGTCTGGTTGAGTAGCATTCTGCTGTGCTGACACTTGCTGTTGAGGTTGTGGTGTAACCGAAGGATACACTGGAGCCTCTTCAACTTCTGGAGCATCAAAAAGATGTTTTTGATTTTCCAAAGTTTTAATGTCAACTTTAGCATCTGCAATTGATTCGGCTGCTCTTAACATTCCGTCTGAGTCGCCTGCTTCATGTGCAGATTTATGTTCGCTGCGTGCTTTCTCCAAAAGTTTCTCGGCTGATTCTAATCTGCTTTCATAGTGATTCTTTTGAAGTTTTTTGTAATCTTTATTAAGTGTGTTGTTTTTTTGCAACTCACTTTCTAGTTGATATATTCTAGATGCATACTGATTACGCTCTGTTTCATAGACGCTCTTTTGCCTCACAAGGTCGTCTATTCTTCGTTGAAGTCTAGATTTCTTTTTCGGTTGTTCATCTTCCTCTTTTCCCTCTACGGGTTCAGATTTAGTTTCAACAACTTCCTGTTCCTCTTGTTCTTCAACATTCGCTTCTTGAGGTTGTGCCTCATCAGCGTCTGCCGTTTCCTCTGGCTGTTCAGATTGCTCCATAGTTTCTAATGCTTCTTCTGCATCAAATGCTTTGAGTTTCTCTTCCTTGCCATCATCAACGACTTGCATCGGCTTTTTGGCCGAAGAGTCATGTATAATTTGCATAGGTTTCTCCTAAGAATTTTACGCTGTTATAGCAACAGCTAATTGAAATAACTAACTTATTTCATTAATATCTGGAACTACTCCCAGAATCTCATCATCGTTCATAATTCTAAGTTCGGCTTGACCATACTTAAATCTATGACCTGCATATTTACCAAACATAACATAGTCACCTAGTTCACACCAAGATTTTGTCATGTCATCTCTTTTGTATGCATCAGTTCCCACTTCAATAACTTTACCAATTGAAGCTATTGCTCTGTGGTCTTCTATAGATTTGCTTGGTAAATATATACCCATGTTAGTTTTGTTAGCTACATCTAATACTTTTATTAGTATTCTGTGACCAACAGGTTTTGGGTATTTGTCGTTTTTTAAATCAATTTCTTCAAGTTTAAAAGTAGTGTTACTCATCGTCATCATCCTCTATATATTTAGAAGATTCTCTTATCAAATCTCTAGCGATTTGCAAACCTTGTAGTTCACCAACTACTTTTTTGTAATCTGTTTCTGGTATCTTACCAAAAGCAAAGGCATCCTTTCTATCGGATATTTGTTTGTCTATTTTTGTAGACACATGTTTAATAAACTTTGTTATCTCCACTAAAAAATACCTTTAAATTTTGTTCCTCTCACTTTAATACCAGTTCTTGCTTTTTTCTTTGTAACACTACCACCTTTTTTAAAACCCGGATTACCCTTTGATTTATTGTGTTTAATTACATCTTTTTTA